CCGTCGGCCTCGGCATGGCATTGGGGCTGGCGCAAATCGGAATCCAGTTTGCTCGCGGAAAGCCGATCGCGACCATGGAATGGCTGAGCCTGTTTCTGGTCATCGCGTATCGCTTGCGCCCACGCTATCGGTGGCGCAGAAAACTGAAGTGCCGGCAACGAGAATATCGCGCCAGACCGCATCGACCGACTGACCGGCTTGTTCGCCGAGAACTTCAGCCGCTTCCGTTAGAACCTTGTCTCTGGAAACCCAAGTCGCAACGTCCGTAACCGTGGTGAAATCGCCGTACTGTGAGAGCGTGCAGGTTACATCAGTCTTGGAAAGATCTTTACCGAGAGGAGTTACACCTTCGATCAGAGGTGTAGTGTTAATCGCAAAAGCATTGTAACGCCGAAACGTCTGCTTGCGCGTGCTGTTCATCTTGATCGGTTTTTGCTGTCCGAACTTATCATGCACCAGTTCAGGAACAGCGCGAACCAACAGCGTCCTATTATAAAATGTCTGAGTGTCGTCGTCTAAAGTAGTGTACCCGACCATTTGAGCGAACCCCCAATTAACGAAAATTTGAAAACCAAAACCCTGCTTCGTTAATGGAGAAGCGCCCGAATTGCCGAGCCTGTCGGCGGTGATAGGTGAGAGGGAAACCGAAGGTGGAGCGCCCCACCCTAAGAGCGCCCCACCTGTAAACTACGTCACCGGGTTACATGTCTTCCCCGGCTGCAATCTTTCTTTAAAATAAAATGCAAAGCACTACGCGTGTCACGAAAGTATGTGTCTATTAACACCATGATCGCATAAATCTGCTGTTTGTAAAGCCCTAAGCGTTTTTCACTTCTTCTATCTCACGCTCGAAGTCATCATCACTCAGCCCGGTGAAATACTTCGCATCCTTTTTCGTGGACGTTTTTAGCCCGCGCCCGTTGCCGCTGATCGTGGTTGCCTTCTTGGTCGCGTCGTTGATTTTTTTGACCAGATCCTTACGCGCCGACGCTTGCGTCTGCTTATCGCCGTTTTCTCGCAGCTCAGGATTGAGCAAGTAGCCGAGCGCATACGTCGCCTCGGCCGGATTCGGCATGACTTTTAGGACATGATACACGCCGGGGTTTTTCATAATGAACGGCGCTACGTACTTGTCGAACATTTCGTCATAGGTTGGCTTGCCGTCTGAACCATCGTATTGCTGACGCGCCCACGTTTCGGAGCTTTCCACCCGCCGCGAGATTTGCGCAGCGGTGAACTTCTCTTCGACCTCTGCAAGTAACCCCTTTTTAAGATCCTCAGCGAACTCATCGGGAGTCATTTCCTCGCGGGGTTTGGTCGCTACCGGCTTTTCGCTGCCCTTATCCTTCGGTATCGGTATGCCTTCGAGCCCGGTTCGCTGTAACCCTTGCCGTTTGGTTCTCTCTTTTTTGTAGTCACCCTCGAAGTGAGTCGCCCGCTTGCGCCAGTATTCAACCGCCTGTTCCGGTGTCATCCCCTCCGTGGGATCTTTACGCGCCGGCTTTGCTTCAACCTGCTCTGCTTTTTCCTCTTCGCTGCTCTCAGCTTCCGCGCCTTCCTCCGACTGTTCCAGCTCAGCATCACCGGCATCTGACACGCTATCATCAGAAACAACATTGCCACCGCCGCCAGCATCATCACCCTCTACTTTCTCGTTTTCCAATTCGTCCACAACCACCCCTCCGCCGTTAAAGGTTAATATTTATACCATCGGTTTCCCGCCAGCAGCCGGGCCGCCCGGAGGCATCATGCCGCCTTGACGCATCATCGTTATCTCTGCAATCATTTCGCCCCGCGCCTCTTCCGAAATGTCCATCTTGTTGATTCCCTCACGAATGAGAGCAAGAGGCACAGGCGCGCCCGCATCGGTGAACTGTTTGGCAATGTCGCGCAGATCGGCCAAGTCTTGCTGCCGGATACTCGACATGGCGCTAGCCCGATCAACTACGTAATCGTAGTCGGAGCGCAACATTGTCTCGATAATCGTCGGCAACTGCGCCTGATTGTGTTGTATCATCATCGCTGACACGCCTTGAGCGTTTCGCGCTGACAGGTTTTCGACAATCTCTTGCACCCGCTCAGGGGGAAAGATCGCCTTGATACACTCGATCACTTGCCCGCCTACAATCTTGTCACCAAGCAAACCGTTATCGAATAAATCCTCGTTACCGACCAACCCGCCCTGTTGACGCGCCTGGATCGCCTTACCTGATACCGCGTTAGAGTGTTGAACCCCTTGGAGCTCCGCGTTGACTAGCGAAGTCGCCTTAATCTGATCGGCCCCGAACTGTACCAGCGTTACATGACCCGTCGAGAGCGGCGCTGGTTGGATTTCTTTAGGCTCTATTTCCCGATAATTAACGACAACACCCGGTGCACTACCAAACTTTTCCAGCATCCCGCTATCCGCGCCCCTCGTTGCATGGTTCATCCACCCGCTGTTTGCGCTCCGGTTAAGGTGGTTAAGCGCCTGAGACACGGACTTATTCTTGAGCCGCGCCGGATCGCGCAAGTCCTTCACAATGCCGAATGGATCGCCTAAGTATTGCAAGCCCATATAGCGCGTGATCGGTAGCTCACAGAACGGTAGAGGCGATTCCTTGTCCTGCAATAAAATCCAGTTCATGAATGTGGCGACTCTAACCGTGGTTGCCGGCCTCCGAATGTATTTCCACTTGGCCTGCTCTTCGGGAGGCATTTGCTGGATCTTTGCCAGCCAGTCATCTGTAGCCGGGTAAGATTCGCCGTCCAGGTAGTTGACCGCTACTGTGACCACCTCGCGCTTCTTGTACCAGTAATCGAAGATCCTCACGCGTTTGGTCTGCTTGTCTATGTATTGCGAAATGTCGCCGAGCGTGTCGCCGAGCAGGTGCGCAGGCATTCGGCCGGTATCACTCGACAACCACTCACCAAATGTTATTTGATCCTCGAACTCCGGCCACAATTCCTTAGCTTCATCCTCTGTGACCCAGATACCGTCAGCGCACCAGCGACGGTCCGAGCCGTCCCATTCATCGGCCAGCGGATCTTCAAACACTTCAAACGGACTCTTGCGCCGCATCAACACGTCGCCGAGTACGTTTTTCTCATACGATATATCGACCTTGACGTAACCCTTGCCTGCAATGTTCACGTCGTTGGATTTTCTGATCCGCTGGTAAAACCACAGGTTTGCATCCGACACGAAGCGAAATAGCTCACTCATCATTTGCGCCGAGTCGGTGTCTGCGCCCTGCCGTGGCAGAATCTTGAAATCTTCGCGTGCTTGTCGCTCGATGCCTGAGAGTATCCGCACGATTGGCAATACGTCGTTGAAGGTCATAATTGGCCGAGTAGGAGATTCCTTCTTGATATACTCAACGTCCTTATCTTCCCACTGCTTACCCTCAACAAAGTTAAAACAATCAAGCGCAGTTTCGCGCCAGTTCGCAGTTGCACGCCAAGCGCCGTCAATGTCGGTGCGGAGCTTACTAACGAACTGCTCAACGTCAGCCTGTTCGCCCTGATCAGACTTGCTCTTGCGCTTTCGTGACCGCTGTAGGCTCGCTAGATTTCTTGGATCGGTATTAACTGGCATCCCCTCAACCCCTCTTCCGCTTTTTAATGCGCCTAAGTATCTCGGTAATTTCCTTCAGCCGCCCCTCGACTATCTTTAGCGCCAACAGTTCATCACTCATTATGCTAAACTTCGGCTTTTTACGCTTACAAACCGTATGATCAACCATTCACTAACGCGATTCGTTTCATATCGCGCCCCCACTTGCCGCAATCGCCACACTGATACCGACGATAACGATATTTGCCCGTCAACGCCGTCCCGCGATAATTAACCGACCCGCCGCAAGCAAAACAGCTTTCACGGTCGGGGTACATGTTGGGGTGTGGATTATCGTAGGCCCGAAGGCGCAAATAAACTTGCTCCGTCGTACGTACGTCCTGAGCGCAGTATTCCGCCATCGAATGGATAGCCGTCCTATCGCCCGCCGCCGCCCTGATCCACCAGCCGGGCCATTCATCGCGTGTCTTTTGGTGCTTCTGCTCAGGTAAGCCGAGCATCATTGCCAGATTGCCGAGGCGATTAGATGAAAACGCAAACGCCGTTCGCGCAATCCGCCATGTGTCGCGCTGCTTGGTGATTGTCGGAGGCGGAAGAAACCCGTTAATTACACACCGCCCTTGGAAAAATCGTCTGTCAAACCTATCGCCGAAGTGAGCCACTAATAAGTCAGCCTCTTCCATGATCGGCAGTGCCGCTTTGATTATCCCGTAATCGCATACCCCCGTTTGCTTGCTGTGCCACTTCGGGTATTGATCAACCGTTAAGACTGTCACCCTCGATTCGCCGAGCCACTTATAACCAAAATTATAAACGCGAGCTAAATCCGCCTTGAATCCGTTTATTCCACCCGTTTCAAGATCGTAGATTAGAACCCTTGGTTTCTTCATTCAGCCTCATCAACTCCCCCGCCCTCTGCGCCGAGACTTCCCGCGCAGACTCAAGCAACTCTTCCAGCCGCGTAACCTTGACCTTCAAGGCGTCACGCTCGGCAATGATCTTCTGAACTTCGTAATCATGCCAAAGTCTCATGCGTGACCTTGACGGAATCCGCAGTTGACCGCCGCGTCGATGAACTGTGATCAGGCTCCACATACCTGAACCGGAGTTTTCACTTATTTCGCCGCTACTGCCGACGTGTCCTCTTTCACCTTCGCAACGAGATCGTGAATGATGCCGAACATTTCTTGAAACACCGGAGCCATTGACGCCACATCAACGGAGTTTAGTTCCTTGATCTTGCCGGCATTGCCGATCTGTCCAAGCAGTTCGGCCACATGCCCGCCGAGCTGTGGAGCTTCGCCGCTATCTTTCGCCTTGACGATTTCCAAGATAATCTGAAACAGCATTACCAACGCCGTCATTCCTAGTTTGATCGCTTCCGCAGTTCCCATCACCCACCCCCTATAAGTTGCGCACGCCTACCCCATTAGCCAAATAGATATGATCATAAAGACAAAGCAGACAAGCCAGAACGTTGCCTCGTACTTATCCATCGCAATCACCATTAAAACTGCAAAACCTCTTGCGACATTCTCTTTGCTGCTATCTCGCAATACTTCTCTTCTATCTCGATGCCGATTGCCTTGCGGCCCAAGTCCTTAGCCGCGCGTAGCGTTGTGCCGCTGCCCATGAAGGGGTCGAGGATGATTTCGCCGTCTGCCGCGCCGATGACCCACTTCATTATTTCTAGAGGCTTCTGTGCTGGATGTAGAAACCTGCCACCTTGATCCCCTGCTCTAAAGTTACCGTCCCAACAATGGTGTTTGATTCTTGGCTTGCCGCCGAAGTCAGACCAAGCCATCTCGCACGGTGCGTATGTTTTTCGACAGTCGTCAAAAGTCGGTGGCTGCTTCAACCAGATAAACCACGCCTCACTGTTGGGCAGTTTGTTAGCAAAATAGTTTGCCCCCCAAAACAAATGTTGTTTACCCGCGCCCATAAGGAAGGCCGGATTAAATTCTTCGTCGTCGCCAATCATAGCGGCACGGTTGTTAATGCGCGGTATCCAGTTAATCCCATACGGCGGATCAGTAAGCACAGCATCCACTGGCTCAAGCTGCGGCAATATCTCCCGGCAATCCGCGTGATAGATCGTCACCGCGTCGTCTTGATAGTAAGGTTTCACCACGGACGCCAACCGATCAACCAGAGCGGCAGATATACCCCTGCAACGAACAGAATCGCCCAGGAAACGACGCTAGCGACCAGGGCGATGAGTAGCTTGTGTTTCATACAACCCGCCCGCACATCGAGCAGTAACAGGCACCGTCCTGAAACGCCGTACCGCACTCCCCACACTTGCGCTCTCTTTGCGCCAGCACCTTTGCCATTTCTGTATCGTACTCTCTAGGGTGTTCCCGCTTGATATGCTCAAGCATTGTCGTATGCGCCCACTCTTTCAGCAGAGGCGAGGACGTGAGCGAATAGAAACACTTCCCACCGTTTGCCCTGGTAAAGATGCACGCCCGTCGCTCTAGCTCATCCGTCATTTCACCACCGTGGAAAGCGCTTCTCTCACTTCACGCGCCAACTCTAACGACACGAAGTAGCCGACCCGCCCATATGAATCCTTGTCAGGGTTTTTTAGGTTCTCGTTGAGAACGTTCGCCGTGTCCTTCTCGATTTCAATAGTAACTTTCATGTTACCCCTCCACCTTAATCAACGGTTCTTTTGGTTTGCGATTCTCTAACGACTCACGAAAGAGCTTCCCTATTTCATCGCGCACGCCGATCAGAGTCATGCAGCGCCGGCATAGCGAGTAGAAAACCGTTCGATCCACCCGACCTTGCGCGAGATCGTCCGGTATGCGCCATGTCGAAACTACTTCGGGCGCGACCTCTTCCCCTGTTGTTGCTAGATGCAAAAAGCAGGGACGTTGCGCCGCCATGACATAAGGCAGCCGCTGGAATTGTTGAGGCGTTAAGTCTGGAATATCCGCCCATGCGACCGGCTTCTTGCCCGCAAGGCCGTCCACGTAGTCTTGAACGACTTGACCGTTCGCCGCGTCGATTTGGCGGATTTCTTTTTCTTCTTTGGAGTCCGTCCTGATAATCATTCGGTGAACCCCTCACGCCGTAGCATCTGCCGGGGATCGTCAATCCCAGCCAGCTCCGCGCAGAGCCTTCGCCATTCGTTAGGGTGAGTTTTCTTGCAATGCTTACGCAGCAGCCAAGTTATCTGCTCATCGCTGATGCCGTCGATAACTTCGCCGCAGGACTTAACCGCGCAGATTGCCGATTTAGGTTTGTCTAGGGGAATCACCACCGCCACACCTCCGCACCATCACAACCTCAATCATCATCGCACCCAAGAAGCGCATACACCTGAATCATGGACGGCCCCGCGTTGCCCTCAACGCCGAAGTCGCCCGGTGATCCAATGCCGGCAAACTTCCAAACAAACTCAAAGTAGAAAGGCCCGTAGTAAAACCGCTCGCGTCTTTCGGGAGTAATCACGCGCTTAATATCGCTCAGAGATTCAGCGCCAAGCATGAGAAGTTCGTGAAAGCAGCGTTGCAATAGGGCTCCATACAATTGCAATAGCCTGTCATGCGCCGCAATCGCCGCGTCGGTCAGCACGTTGGTGAACTCGTACTCAGCGCCGGCTAACTGCATTGCGTTTGCGAACTGCCACGGCTTACAAACAGCCTCTTCCACACCACCCCCACAATCATCATCAAACCGCCATCGCCGAAGGTGCCCGCATCGGTTCCGCCTTCGGCTTTTCCGCAGGTACAGAGATATTTGCCGCTTGCGAAAGCGTGTCCACTATGTCGTCATGGTCGCCGTTGGGAAACTCTTCCAGCTCTTCGAGCGCCTCGCGCATCCCTTCGCGCAGGAATAGTTGCCCGCTGCTCGCCATGCCGATCAGCTTTTGCGCTCTCGATACCTTGTCACCGACCGGACGCGATAAGGTTAAAGAGAAGTACACCCCGCGCTTCTGCATTTCCTGGCGGATCAGTAGCCCGATTGCGGAGTTCTCTTCATTCTCATTTACCGGGATTTCCACCCATGCGCCTTGAAGGTTTACCGCCCGCTCGACGGCATCGAACAGCGCATTGATAAACGACGTGATCGAGATTCGCCCGCGTGCATACTCCCATGCGTAGAGATTCCCGCGCTCATCAATCATCGAGGTAGTTATCACCGTGTAATCCGCCTGCTTCTTCTCGCTAAAAGCGGAGTCCGTCGTAATATAGGTGCGATAATGTTGCGGCTTGATGTGAAACTTTTTCAGCCAGTGTGAGCGGAACAACCCTCCGCCCTCTTGTGTTGGCCGTTGCTGATAGAGCCCTAACCAGTGGCGAGTAGAGAGCAAACCTCGAATTTCCGTTAATTGTTTCACGTTGAACCGCTCAGGGCACAACGCCTCACCCTGCTCAGACAATGCCGGGAAGCACATATGCTTGAACCGTTCGCCTAGCGCCTCTTGTGCCTCATCGGATAGGAGCCAGCCGGCTAGATCTTTTTTATGCCAGCGAGTCATTAGGACAATGACCACCGCTCCCGGTTCGCGCCGTGTCCAGAGCGTAGTCTTGAACCAGTCAATCGTCTCTTTCTGGAAGGTTTCGGAATCGGCTTCCCGCCAATCCTTTACCGGATCATCAACAATTATCAAGTTACCGCCAAACCCTGAGATAGCGCCGCGGACGCCAACCGACTTCATGCCACCGCCTTGTGGCGTGTACCATTCATCAGCCGCTTGCGAATCGTCGGCTGCTTTGAAGCGGATGTCGGGATGCTGGGTTGCTGTGTTGCGCACGAGCCGGCCATACTTGTGAGAGAGATCGGCTGTGTGCGTGGCGAGGATGACACGATCACCCGGCCTGTTATCGAGCCAGAACAGCGGGACGTGATAGGAAATGAACTCAGACTTACCGTGTCGAGGCGGGAGATTGACCAAGATGCAGCCACCACCGGCTTCCCTTGCCTCCACGATTGCGTCACCGATCAGAGGCAGGTAAGGATAAGCCTTCCACGCACCGGCGCTGATATGCGCCGCGTGAGTGTCGGGTAAGCCGCGCCAAACGCGCTCTGGTTTGGGCTGCTTCAATCGCCCTCCGCTTCGGTAACTCGCGGATCGACTGTATCTTGACCGATTAGCCCCGCCGTCTTTGGATCGAGCACAAAGCGCACGAACGCCTCTAGCGCATCCACCGTGCCGCCGTGCTTTATCGCCTCATCGACGTAGCCATAGGTGTCATCCTTTGGTGCCTTGCCATTTGTCCAATGCAAATGTTCCAAGATTATATCGGGACGGTACCGGAGAAGGCCGTACTTAAAACCCAACAGCATCCAGGCGGTGTCAATGTTTATGCCGTCAAACATCAATCGCCCGACACGACGGACTAGATCGCCACCGATCACAGGGAACGTGCACATGCGCCTTCCCTGCAACAGATCGTCACCGTAGGCAATGAGATTAGCCCCGGCAGTTTCGATCAGTTCCCTATCCCAATGATACCTTCGCGGTACCATGTCATCGTTAATATGGCCGTACCAAGGTTGATTGGGAAACTGAGCGTAGTGCCTGTTATTGATGTGCCAGACCGGATTGTATGGAGCCCGCTCGCCTATGTGGATGGTCCAATCTGGAGGCAGATCAAGCGCTCTGTACTCGCTTAGCGCAGGATCATCGGTATCGAGATAGACGCAAACAGGCGCAGTCGCGTCCGTGTAGCGCCAATGCATTGCCAACCGCTCTAGGTTATGTGGTCGGCTTCGGGTTGGCAAAATGAACATTCTATATTCGACCGAGTAGCAGCAGGATTAACAGAATCACCAGCACCAAACCGATACCGCCAGCCGGATAATATCCCCACGCTTGACTGTGTGGCCATGTCGGTACTGCGCCCACGAGCAAGAGAATCAACAGGATTATTAGAATAAGATTCATTAGTTGCCCCTTATCGCAGTCATGGTCGGGGATGGTGGAGTCGAACCACTGCTCGCCGCCCTACACTTTGGCCATCAATCGAGACGCGGGGGCTGCCCGGCGTAAGGATCATCCCCGATAGTTTTATCGCTTCGGCATTCATGGATTCACCCCGATGGTGACCGTAACGCTAACGCTCAAGTTACTCGGCGCACCAGGCGGAATGACAACTACGGGCGTTGTTGCGCAAGCGATGTTGCTGTATGGGCTTTGTCCCGCTGAGTTAAACGCCGCAACCCTGTAGCAATATTGAACATTCCCAGGATCGTTGGCTATTGTGTCAGTGTACTTGATCATATTCGGAAGCACGCTCCCGACTTTAGCGAACGTGCCGGTTTGTCCCTGCCGCCGCTCGATGTTAAACCCGTCCTCATTAGTTGAGTTATCCACCCAACCGAGATTGAAGGTTGCCGCTTGCGTTGCTGTCTGCGCATCGGCAATGCCGGCAGTAAGCAGCACCGCCAATGCGAGAAACAGGATCGTTTTCATTACTCGCCTCCCTCTTCCATAATCGCCGACATGCGCCGTATCAGCTCGCGACCCTCAGCGGTTGCCGCCAGCTTCGCGTGCATTTCCGCCTCGTTGTCCACGTTCTTGACCTTGATTTCACCACTCCATCGCTCGCGGTAAGTCGGATCCACTTTCTTCATGCGAAACATCAAGAGCGAATCGCTGTATTCAACCTTACGGACAAGAGCACCGTCCCTGCCGGGAATAAACGACTCAACGCCCTCAATCGCCCGCCGATCACATTCGCGTTGTAACTTGTCAACATATTCCGCACATGCGTCAGCAAACTTCTTACAGTAATCCTCATCTTCCAGCCATAAATAGTGAGTAGTCCGGCCAACTTCCGCCGTTTTGCACGCATCGGTGATATTGCCGCACCGCGCATAAGCCTCTAAAAACATATCTTGTCGAGCACTTACGCGAGCCTGTGTGATCGTTTCTTTTTTAGCACCAGATTGTTCAGCGTCGTTCACCTTCAGGCATCCCCTTTGCTTTCTTGCGCGTCATCTTGCTAAACTACCCCTGTTCCCGCGCTGGCCTTCACCCCGCCAGCATAAAAGAACGGCAGAGAGCGCAGCGCATACCCCACTCGCGTTGCTAACTCTCTGCCGTTTTTGATAACTCTTCCCGCTGCCACCCCTCACCCAACACCCTGAAACCTTAAAGTTACTGTAAGGTTTATGGTTTCACCGGCTTTAAATAAACGTAGCGTTGAGACGATTCGCACCAGCTTTTATAACCGCGCTTGTTTGAGAATCGCCGCACGTCCACAGCCCTACGCGAAATCTCTTTCTTGCAAGCCTTACAGTACATCTTCAAGGCTTCACCGGCTGCGGATCAATCGGCTTCACGTCAGCCGCTTTCATATCATCCACTTGCTTCTGTAAGTCGTCCCGCGTTTTAGCCGCGTCTAAAAGATTCGTTTGAGCGCTTGCTAGCTCTTTTACCTTCGCATCGAGCGTTGCCTTTGCGTCCGTCAGCTTGTTTTGCAGCGTGCCGATTTGCCCCGTAGCCGATGCCAGGGCCGACTTGAGCGCGATTTC